GGGTGGTGGAGGTGGTGGAGGAGGCCCATCAGGAACAACGACAGGAGGAACAACACCAGCAGGATCAATAACAGCGGGGGGGATGGTGCCATCAGGGACAATGGCAGCGGGAGCGTCCCCAGCAGGAGTAGTTGTAGCAGGACCAAGGGTCTTCAAGAAAGCAGCCAACTGGGCGGCAGTATCGGCCCCCGTCTTTGTAATCGCTGCCGAAAAATCTGCTGGATTGTAACTATCCCGATAATCGCCACCCATCGGCTGACCCGGACGCTGCTGGTATCCAGCAGCCGTAGCACCTTTCGCTATCGCATTCCTAACAATATCCTGCATGTTCGGAGCGGACACAGGCTGGCCCGGCCTTTGACCCGGCCTATGAGTAACTGTTGCGGCTGGCGCTGTAGTACCAGCAATCGCTGCCGTAAAATCTGCGGGGTTGTAACTATCCCGTGCAGTTTTAGCAACCGCATCATTCAGTTTTCTACTTGCAGCCGATTGCAAAAACTTGGTATCAACCGCACCCGTACTGTGACCCTGATTGTTCGGCCTGTGTGGCATTACGGCACCAAACCCTGCAACGTCTGCGACACCGCAAACCTACGCATCGCATTAGCGATCTGATCGTCAATCAGACCGCCATAAAGATTCTCTTCCAACAAATTGCGCTGCTTATCCAACTGGCGGCGTGCCGCCTCCGCAGAAGACGCAACCCCAGACCGACTCAACTCAGCCTCACCGGCAGCAATCTCCCTACCCCGACGAAACTGACCCGAATCCAACATGCCTCGCCTATTGAAAGCACCCGGCAACGCCCGTGCCGTCTTCTTGATCTGCTGGTTAGCGCGAAACGTCTTCATCGACTGATCCCGACCCAAACGGTCAGAAGCACGCTGAATGTCGTCCATGCCGTAACCGTACTCTTGGGTACGGCGACCCATCGACCCTGAGCGTTCCGCATAACCCGAATACGCCACCGCTTACCCCCACACGGCCAAGGTATTAGAAACCAAAACTTTCTTGGTCGCTGACGCATCGGTATCGTACATAATTAGATAGTCGGTAGTCGCCACCGTTGCCCCAAGCGCTGTCAGATTGCTCGCGTCCACAGTAAGGGCAATAGCGCCACTCGTTCCACCCCCGGACAAACCGCCGTTTGAAGGCGTCGTCACAGCAGTTATATCCCCGGTAGGAACCTGATCTATACGCTGAGTGATCCTCGTAGGCATGGTGACTCCTAACCGAAGTACGTGACATCAATAGTGCTACTGGACGAGACACGAATAAACTTTATGTCCGTCAAATCGTCCTGAAACAAATCCAAAACACTATACGGATTGATGTAATGCCCCACGCTGGCTGTAGGCGTTCCCCAACGAATCCGAATAGGTTCAGCCCCATTGGTAACCATCGCTGCTATCGCCGTAGCAGGAACCGAAGCCAAAGAAACTGCCGTAGCCGCCACGACCAACTGCTCGTCCCCGACGCTTGAACCATATTCTGATGCAGCCCTTCTGATACCCATATTTGCTCCTACGGCTCCAACGCCGTTACGCGGATCTCTAAATCGTCCAGTTTTTCTTGAATCTTACGAAGTTCGTATTCAATAGAACGCGCATTCTGTCCCAAAAACTTGTGCGTCGGCTTGTATATGACCGGCATCAGTCCTCTACCCGCCAATCATCATCAATCATGTCGCCCAAATCATCCAATGCCACACTCAAATAGTTGACTGTGATCTGCAAGTCTTCCAAATCGGTAGAACGCGCATACGCATTCATGTCCATCGTCTGCTCAATAGACGAAACTGTTGCTTCCAGATGGTCGATGCGTGCCACGAGGCGTGCTGAGGACCATGTGACTGTGCCGACTATTACGGCCACGGACAGCATTAGTCCGACGGCGACGGTGGGGATTCTGACTTGGCGGATATCGGACGGGTCGGTCACTCGCCCACCTCAACCCATGAGGTCGTGTCCTCGTCCCACTCGTAGACGGGAGCGCTGATAGGGGCTGTCAGATCACCGGGATAAGGGGTCGGGGCTTCCCAAGTGAACGTGGTCTCGTTCAGCACCCATGAGGGGTAGGGAGGCTGACAGTAGAAGGCGTCCAAGACGGGATCGTAGACGCCGCCTGATCCGGCGTGGTTGCCCCGAAGGGCGACGCCCCCGTCAGGGGTGTGGCTGTTTGGGCCGTAGTGGACTCCGCCGTGGGTGTTGTAGGAGGTCTGAATCCATGTCCCGCCAAGGCCAAGGTCGTCGGCTAGGAACTCTTGGCCCCGGTGTTCGTAGTCGTTGTGGACGACGAGAACCCTCAGGACCGTGTTGGTACCGGTGTCTATTTCAGCAAAGTGAGCCATGGTCTAGGTCCCCCAAGGGATTCGGACGATGATGACGCCGGAGCCGCCGGTACCAGCACTCGACTCATTGGTCATTGCCCCACCGGAGCCGCCGCCGGTATTTGCCGCTCCGTTTTCGCTCGTACTGATCGCCCCGCCGGTCTTCCAGACGCCGCCGTCACCGCCGCCGCCGGAGCCACCGGCCCCGGTGCCCGGTGTGGTGCCGCTGTTGTATGCGGCACCACCGCCACCACCGCCGCCGTAATAGTCGGTCGTGCCGTCGAAGTAGGTATTGGCCGTTCCGGCACCGCCGCTGCCGCCGGTGTAGGCGGAGGAACTGCCGCCCCCGGCACCGGCACCTCCGCCGCCACCGCCACCAGTAAAGGTGCTGCCGTTGTTGTAACCGGCACCACCGCCGTTGCCGTCACTTCCGGCGGTCTTGCTCCCACCGGACTGGGTTAGACAGAAATAGCCGGGGAGGCAGTAGGCCGATCCCCCGGCGGCGCTGCCTTGCGTGGCATCGGCGCTGGATCCACTACCGGCTGCTGTGGCGCCTCTGCCTCCACCGGCATCGTTGCCGTCGAATGTCGTGGTGTCACCGTCGGCGGGACTACCGCCCCCGATGGCCCCGGCGGCGATGGTGCAGGTGTACGACTTGACCGTTCCTGTCTGGCCGGTGAGAGTCTTGACCCCTCCGGCACCACTACCTCCATCTCCAAACGGGTAATAACCGATGGCGCTGCCACCGTTGCCACCGCCAGCGCCGACGTACAGAACATCGAACGTGGCGCTGTTCGGGTTGGCGGTGATCTCAAAGGCTCCCGAGCCGGTGAACTTGAAGGACTTGTACCCGGCGTAGACGGTCTCGGTCGGAGAACCGGTCACCGTGATGCTCATGTTGGAGGACGTTGACAGTGACGGCGTGTTGCCATCGGCGCCCGTGCCCTTCTCGTTGATCGCTGCCACGTTGAAGTTGTACGAGGTGCCAACGGCCAGACCGGTCTTGGTGTAGGTGGTACCGGTAGACCCTGTGTCGGCCACGATGGTCGAGCCGTCCATCTTGATCCGGTAGCCAGAGATCGTCCCACCGCCCGTATCGGACGGCGCTGACCATGACAGGTCGATTGCGTCGAAGGGGTCGGAGCCAGCAGACAGCGACAGGGTGCCCGGAGCGCCGGGAACCTTGACGCCGCCTTGACCGGCGACCACGGAAAGAAACATGGACATCTAACTAACCGATGTTCCCAATCAGGGACCACGCATTAGTGCCAATCTTCAAGGCGCATACAGCCGTGTACCTATCTCCACAAGTCAAGGTGCTGTCTTTCGATGTTACGGTCGCCCCGGTGCCAGCAGCGAATGTGAGCGTACCCGTTCCATTGCGCTCATAGTAAATAGTTGCACCGACGGCGAATGCCTGAGCAGAGTTCTGCGGCAACGTGACCACCGCCGTAGCGTGCGTTGAGAGAACATACTTGTTCTCGTCCCCGAGAGCGGGGGCGATAGCAGCGCCAGAATCAGTTGCGACATTCAGATGGTTGGTGGTGGTGCCGGTAACCGTCAGATTGCCGGTCACCGTCAGATTGTCGGTAATCGAAACATCACCGTCGGCAACCTCTAGGGCATTCGCCCCGTTAGTGCCGGTGATAACCAGTTTCTCTTCCGACGCATCCCACAGCATGTTGTCGCCTGCGGTCGTAGAGTGAAATGTTACATCCACCCCGACACCATCAGTTCCAGCAGCGACCGCCCCAGTAAATGTTCCTCCCGCAAGAGGCATCTTGGTGGTATCGGTAGGAACAGCCCACTTCAACCCATGAGCAGACACGGTGCTATCTGCCGTCAAAACATGATCGTTGGTCCCTGCCGCCAATCGGCCAACTGCGTCAGCAGCCGTAGCAACAATCAAATCACCCAGTACGTCAACAATGCTGTTCTGAACAACACCGGGTGTGGAGTTGATGAACGCTTCGACATCATCAAAGTTGGTGTTCATGTCCGCTGCGACGATGGTCGTTCCAGCGGAGAACGTATTCGTAACAGCAAGAGTTGCCATTTATCTAAGTCTCCTTGGTGTGTAAGTGAATGCCAAAGCGTTCACTTCCCAGTGGTTATTCGTTGAAGGTCCGCTGACCTTCATACTAATACTTCTTCCTGTCCCAAGTGTGGGCAGATTCTGTACATTCGCGGTCAAACTGGAAGAAATCGCGTCCCATTCAGCGACATACGCCGATTCGGGATCAGCATCATCCCATTTGGCTGTACCCCAACGAGATTGGGATACCTTTCCAGTCACCGATAGTTCAAAAGCGTTCGACTGTTCCGATTTATCGAAATCCTTGTAAATCAGAATCGGCAAAGTGATCGTAGATTCGGCTGACAGCACCACTCTTGGGCGACCCCACCGTTTCTTCACAATGGGGTCACGCCCCGTAACCCATCGGGTTACGAAATAAGACGCGATGTGAGCCTCCGTAGAACCGACGTACCGATCACTCGTTCGATTCTGTGCATCCTCCACATCTACGAGAATTCCGGTATTGGTGACACAACCGCCATAAACAGTTGATGTCGTATTCGGAGGGTTATACGCATACAGGGGGCCAACGTCAATATCGGTTGCCACCCATGCACCACCTTCTCCTAGAGTGGGATCGTAAATCAGAGTGCGGCGAGCAGTTACACCATCCTCCAACCAATCTACGGATACATACAGTTTGTTGTTTCCCCACGCCAACTGGGGGGGATTAGTTTCTAGGTTTCGTATGCGCCCGTCATCAATCGCTGGTTGCAGTTTCGCAAACAACCATATGAAGCGTTCACCGTCATATGCGTAAACACCATTATTGGCGTACCAGAAGAAAGTCCCGAATGTGGTGGAAACCGGGGATGAGAGAGGAATCGACCCAACATCATTGGTCAGGTTGACGACTTGGAAGGAATCGGAATCGAAACCGTAGATGGCATGGACACTGTTGGATTTGAAAACCAGCAGCCTGTCCCCTGCGGGGACAAGACCGGTGATGTAGTCTCCGCGTTCCCCTATGTCGATGTCTACGTAGTCGGCTGCCGTCCACTTTTCGGGGTCATTGCTGTTGCTCCAACGCACACGAGAAGGATGCGATGTCCCTGATTCGACCGTGTTGGCTGTCCATGCAAAGTTGTTCCAAAAGGTTACGTATTGGCATTGTGGGAAGTTCCCTGCCGAACCATTCAATACGAGGCCAAGATCCGCTGCGGCGGAACCATTCCACCTGAATGAAACCTTGTCACCAGACACCCCGTAAGCGACATTGTTCATTGTCATGCCGTACACACGCGAACCTGCGGTTCGCACAGTGATGCCAGTCAAGTTAGTGAAATTGCCTGTGGTCGCATAAGCGACAGTGGTGCCATAGTTGACCATGATCTGCACGGTTCCGCTATCGGTAAAGAACCCCCAGATGCCTTTGATGTCTGCACTCAGGGCGGTGGTGTTGAGGCGGTCCACTCCGTCGCGTTGACGGATACCGCCGCGAGGGTCAACGACCACATTCAACAAATCTGGGGATTCGTTTTCTGCAAGATTGAACTGGTCTGAACGGAGGTTCAGGCCGCCAGTGAAGGCTTCCAATACCTCTAGTTTGAATTGGCGGGCCATCGCTCGCTACCAGATGATGCCACCAGTATTGGCATAGCGCAATGCGCCATATCCCGCCAAATACCGTGACGATGAGCGGCTATTGGCAATCATTGGCTGAGGTGCCGGAACGTCAGCGTATCGACGGGCCACATTGTCCAAGTCCGCTATGAACTGGGACTGATACTGATTTGCCATTACCGGATCTTCCTGCTGCAAATACGCCTTTCCAATAGCGTAAGTAACGAGTATCGCATGGAAAGGATCGGGAAGATCGGGTTCCGTACTATCGGACACACCGGTACCGAACGCCGCAGCATCCCGCAAACCACGAACGTAAATAGTTTGTACCCCGTCAGGTGTGGGATACAGGCGTACCGTGTCGTTCCAGTAACTCCAATTCCACGGTGGCCCAGATGAAGCGACGTTCAACGGGTAATTGGAATCAGCGTTATCTGAACCAATGAATCCGATGATGTGATCGTCGTTACGCAATGCAGCGACTTCACGTAAACCCTGCGTGACGGATGCGCCTACAGTGGCGAGCGTGTAGTCCTTTTGACCATCAACAGTGTTAAATGTGGTCGCAGTCTCAAAGAACGGCCACCGCTTCTCACTGTAGACAATCAGATCGTATCCTTGACCAAGGATGTTGTCCATCACAGTGTCAGAAATATCGGTAGCGTCGATATCGACAACAGAGCGCACCTGTGCGCGCATTTGGGCAATGGTCATTGCCGTCATTGATTGGCTACCTTCTGCCTCGTATGTCCGATGCAGAGGGTAGACCCGGCCACGGGACGCGCTTTGCAGGGCGCCCCGTGGCGGGTCATTTCGGAACAGAACCCGTTACGAGAAATGGGAGGTTCACTCAAGTCGCCGGTCACACCGGGCACCATCCTCGCACCAGAGCGTGAGCCGGGTGCGTAATGGGATGGTGCGGAGCCGCGTGCGCCTGCTAATTCAGCATGTTTGCTGTAAACAAGAGCGATTTCTCGTTTCAAGTTCTGCTCCTAGTTAGTCGCTCAGGTTGCGAAGCAGTCCCTGACGGGCGCGGTTGCTTGTAGTCAACTCGCCGTAGCAGAGGATCTGCGCGTAACGCGCATCCTGATTGGTGGGCCGAACGAACGGAGTCGTCTGGAACCAAGTTTCAGTATGAGCAACCAATCTGATGTACTTAGTGTTCAAGAAGTACATCTTAGTATCCAGATTGGTGTCGCTGTCGTAGGTCACCGGGGCACCCTTGAAGAGCAGATTCTGGAATCCAGCATCTGCCACACGGGAATCCGTGTACCGCAACTGCGGCTGAAGTAGAGCCTCGTAAGCCTCGTACTCATCCTGATCGCTAATGATAATGGTCGGCTGGTCGTTACCAACAGACACAGAGTTGTATACCTTCGCCATAGCGTCGATTGTCAACACACCCGCACCCGCGTCCAGAGGACCGTTACGGATTGTTGAGCGCCACCAATCATTGTCTGCATCACTGGAGTCGATACCGCCAACAGTGGCAGTATTGTCACCAGCAAGAATGCTCAAACCGAGCATGTCCTTGCCGCCGTTTCCGGCGCCAGTGCCCCAGAACATTGTGTTCATGTTCTGAATGATGGTTTCCTCAGCCTGCATGACCTTGCCTTCAAGCAAGTCAATAATTTCGGCTTCACCGTTGTTCTTGGCTTCCTCAATACCGGTGATTGTTACGCTGGCGGCATACTGCTTCCACGAATACTCAGCAGCCGTAATGCCTGTCTGAGCCGTAATGGCAATAGTGTCGTCGCCCGCGTAAGAACCAGCGGTTGAGTTTGTCCCGTAGATGATCGGAACAACGATCTTCGCACCCCCACTGATGCGCCGCAATGTCTGTCCATTGGTAAGCGCATAAAACAGCGGTCGGGCATTAAAGACGTTATCCGCCAACTTCGGGATGTAGTTCTTTAGCGTAGTGCTAAGAATCTGATTGAACTCAGAGTTTCCTGCGGCCATGCTAAGTCACCCCTTTTCTAATAGTTGATTATGAACCGGATAGTTCTTGATTCGCCAGCACAAAAGCATCGCGTAAAGAGTTCACAGCGGTAGAAACATTGCTAGACACTGTTGATTCGGTACTCCCGACCGTGGATTCAACCACGTTCGCAGCCCGCTTCTCATCCACAATCCCAGCATTCGTGGCCTTATCCTGCATATCACCGTAGGTCATATGCGCGTATGCGGCCTCAAGGTTGCCGATATTGTGTTTTAAAGCGTGACTGTAAAGTTCCCGTTCGTTTATGTCAGCCTTGAATTTCTCCCGAAGTCCATCAACTTCGCTTTGCATGTTGCGCTGTCGTGCCGCTCGTTCATGTTCCTCAATGGAAGATTCCATCCGTCGCAAGCGAACTTCTTCTGGGTCCAAATCTTCTTCCGGTTGAGTCTGGTCGTTGATTTGGTTGCCTCCAGCAACCCCGAAAGCATCGGCCAAAGCCGAAACTGCTTCCTGCGGGTTTGCCTCTAATGCTTGGACGATTGCCTCTCCTTGAGCCAATCTCTCGCGTTCGGATGCCAACTCCTGCGTCTTACGGGTGTAATCCGCCTGTCGCTGGTATCCATTCTGAAGTTCATCCAATGTGACTTCAAGTACCTCGCCGTCAATCTTGACGCTGTACTTGTCACTTGTTGAATCTGCTTCCATAGCCATCGGAATCCTTTCGGGTGTTCCTACTCAAAGGGACATGGTGTCCCATTACAAGTTAGGCAACTCCACCCCCATCTGGTTTTGGAGTTGTGCTAACAGTTCGGGAGGTACCCCTCCGGTTGCCTCAAAGACCTGATGTGGTATTGGACCCGGAGCAGCCCCACCACTCATAGGGGGTGGGGGTATACCGGGTTGACCGCCAAAGGGATCTGGGGCTGCTCCGGCTTCAGCCTGCGCAGCCCCCATGTCCTGTGGTGTCTGCTGCTTAATCAAAAACTTCTCAGGATCAGTTACACCAAACCCGTACTGAAGAACATGCTTGACCAGTTCAGCCGGATCAACAACGACGCCTACAAGGGGAGCCAAAGCATTCATTAGCGAGATGGCCTGCTGCCGTCGCGCTGTCTCGTTAAGTGGCTGCATTGAACCACCCTGAATGTTGTAATCGTATTCGCCAACGATGTCGTCACGCTCGTAGGCGACGAAATACTGTTCTTCATCCTTGCCGGTTACACGAACCATCTGTGCTTCAGTCATGTACTGCTGCATCAGTTGCATGACCATGCGGGCCACCGTGGATACAACAAGTTCCACTGTGGCTAGTTTGTCGGCAGAACGGGCGTTGCCAGCGTCAGCGATGATGCTTGCTTCCGTCGCTGTGCGACGGATCTCTGGCATCTGACCACGCGAATATTCGGAAATGCCCGACACCGTGTTGATGTCATTCTCAATGATTTGAGACTGCTGATAGATTTCTGGAGATAGCGGGGTTTGCGGTAGCGGTGCTACGACACTACTCAGATCCCGATTTTCGTCAATGACGGGAACGAATCGACCGTCATCGTCGGATTCCAAAGCCTCCCGGCCCTCCGGGCCAAACGACCTCTCATGGAACAGATACTTGCGGGCGTAACGCTTCCGATGGTTCACCATCTGCGTTCGTGTCTTATTCAGTTCCTCCTGCAACGATTCGATCTGCGACAAGTCGCCTATCGGATAGAACACATCAGGAACGTCATAGTTCCGTAGCATCACGAAAGGATGCCCGAACGCATACGGCATCGGTGTGGGATCCAGCAGGTAGTCGTCACCAGAAGTAGCACACACCGACAGGGTGCCTCGCTCAATGTCGTAATACTCGTAGACGCTGACCCGCTCTGCCAGATCAGCGTACTGTTCCCGTTCCGTGTCGTTATCCCACCGGTAACGCACACCCGAATCGGCGGTGAGCGCCCGTCGAACACCCGCCTTGAAGCGTTTGTCCTTCTTAACTTCCGCTAAAGGCCGCACAATGCGTTGAACAACCCATTTGGCGTCCTCCAAGCATGTCGCTTCTGGGTCCACCAGCATGTCGAATGGGCTGATCCGCTCCACGAAAGCCTGATCTTCCACCACTTCCATAGCGGTAGCAGGTACCCCCGCGATGATGTCCTCATCGGTGGGGAGATCCCCAGCCATAGCGGGATTGGCGTAAGCGAAATCTTGAACTTCTGTTGCAGCATTAGCGATTTCCATATCCTGCTCTGCGGCAGTCAACGGACGCTCTTCTTCTACGAATCGCCAACCAACCTTGAGCCATCCATGCCCAATGATTAGGAAGTCCTTTACGGCCCTGCGGAAAGGCTTCCGGTAATCGTGGTGTCGCCACAAATAGTTGATGACGGCTTCCACGAACACGGCGCGATCTTCATCGCCTTCCTTATTCGCAGTAACCGTAATCTTTGGATGGTTCACCGCAACAGCGGGTGCGATCACATTGATAGTACTGAATGCGAGGTTGACCGAAACCCGGTCAGTCCCAGCGGGAGCCGTACCAAAATATGTTTTACCACGGTACATGTCGATCATGCGACGCCACATAGCGTCGTAACCCTCGTCAACACGCCAACGATGAGTCTTGTCGATACGTTCTTTAACCGTAGCGAATCGTTCCGCTTTTGTTTCTCGTGCCATTACACGGGTGCCCTCTCAGGTTCTATTCCTGCCGCACGGGCCTCCGCGATCACCTTCTTCTCCCGCTCGCGCAAGGTCAGATGATGTTCGTCAGGAGGGCATTCCCGTTCACGATAACCGCGCCCGGTAACAATCCTGATACCCGACAGTTTCTGACGCCACTCCCACAACTCCGCCAGTTCCAAACGACTCTTCGGACCCTTCAGATCCGTAACGTACGTTACAAACTGTTCGTAGGTTGCGTCAGATGGCAGAATCAACTTGGGTGGTTAGCACTCTTCGGCTGCTTAGCCGAAGGCTCAACCGAACCCTGAACGCCATGCTGGTTGAACGGCGTTGAACGCGGTGCCTGCTCGTTGCTGCTCTGACGGACGCCGCCCTCGTCTGCACGAAGCGTCGCCTTCTGTGAACCGCCCGGACGGGCAGGACCATTCCACAACTGGGCACTATTCAACTTAGGGTTCGCACCCATCCCAGAAGCATTGAACTTTCGGTTACTCATTATAGGACGCTCCATTCGGTCGGTTGTGTCCTAAATAAAGACTCAAGGTGTCCCACGAGCCGTGTTTAAACCAATGATATCAACATCAGGGGTTGGCGAGGGGACTTGCCTACGCCACCAATTGAACGTCCAAGTGTCATCCACCTTCTGCACATACTCCGGTACAAACGCATACTTCCGCATTTGGTTAGCGAGAGCCAACGACATGACCCGATCATCATAAGGCGACCCCGACATCGAACCCCGCTCATTGCGGACAAACGTCCGCAACTCAGCCACCGTGTCCTTACAATGCAACACCAACTCTTCGTTCTTCAACGCCATACCCAAATCATCAATCATCAACGGCTTGGATGTACGTGTCGTCTTCCACCCGTACTCTTGACTCATCTTATTGGTGTCACTATTCAACGAACGCTTACGGAACAAGTTCGGATACCCCAACTGGCGCAACTGCACAATCGTCGTCAACCCATGATTGTTCGACTCCACACAACACAAAGCATTCCCATACCAAATCCCAAGATTGTAAACCTCGTAAGCCAACTCGTCAGGCGGAATACGGCCATGCCAAACAGCGACCTGTTCCCCCTCCTTCACATCAATAACTTGAACACACGAATAGTCGCCATGCCCCAAACCCTCAGCAGTATCCACCCCAAGGACATAACCACTCCACCTTTTAGGGCGCTCCCAAACAGTCAGCACCGAAACTCCAACACATTCTTTTGAAGTTCGTGAAGATAACCCTGCTCACCCGCACGGAAATGCACAGACATGCGAGCAAGAATATCAAGATCGAAAACAGGGTTACCAGACCTCACGAACGCCTCTTCAGGACTCGTCGGATACTCCTGCGCCAACTGCCACGGCAACATCGACTTACATTTGCCCTCATACCACGCCTCATCCCGATCCTCAGACGCAGACCACGGAAAAAACATGGCATCAAACTTGTTGTTCCCCGTAGTGGCACCCGTCCAAAGGTGGTGAAAGAAGTTTCCACTTCCATTCGCCGTGCTAAGGCCAATAATTCGACCCCCAACATCAGCAACCGGCTCTATCGAAGCCCATGCTTCCTCCGGATTGGGCAAAAACGCCCACTCATCGACCACAACCAGCGACGCAGACTCACCACGCGCAGGATCCGACGCCGAAGGCATCGAAGTAATCTGACTACCATTGCTAAAAACCATCCTCTGCTGATGATCCACCATTGATTCCGGGCCACGCTCAACCATCCACAACGGCAAATGCTTAAACCCATACTTCGTCTTACGCAAAAGCAGCACCGCTTCCCGCTCTGTACGCGACAAATCAATAATGTTCTGATCTTCCCTAAAAAACGCCAACCAAAACTGGTGAGCAGCAATCAACGTCGTCCACCCAATCTGCCGGGCCTTCAACGTCAACGAATAACGGTTACTATCCCACCGCTTCAAAGCCTCAGACTGAGCATCCCGAAGATTAAACAATATTCGGCCATGAGCAGGATGGGCAATATTCCAATACATGCGTAAGAAATACGACTCATCCGCAACACAGTGACGCCACTCGGCCTCCTGCCGCAGTTCATTCACACGACCCATCTAATCGAACAACGACTGTAACATCCGACCCAAACCCCAAACCATAAACGCAACACACGCGAACAGAGCAGTCACCATCCCGCACAGAATCCAATCCCTCACTGACACGACTCACAAACCTCCGGATCTTCAACGCCGCATACAAGCGGCTCATCATCGGTAAACGGATCAACAGACGGCCTCTCCCCCAAAGACTCCTCCCTCTCATGGTAAGGAACCCACAAACCCCCACTCAACACATGCCCCGGCATTACTTACGCTTCTTAGCGTGAGTCACCTTCTTACCAGTACGTTTAGCAGCCGCCCTAGCAGCCGCCTTACCCTTAGCAGAATACGAATAATGCTTACTACCAACCTTAGGCACTTGCCACCATCCTCAAATGTTTAACCTCAACCTCCAAAGCGGAAGCCAACTGTTCATCTGAAAAGCCCGCAATGTCCCGCTCATCATCCACAACGATCTTTCTACGCGGAGTAAACTTCTCAATGTACTGAAGATACAAAGACGCAGCCTTCACATCGCCATCGGAAGCCCTCTGCCAGAGCGCGTCGATTACGCTCTGAACCCGTTCCGGGTTGATGTTCAGTTCTGCTGCACGCCGGTCCCATTCTTTAATGAACCGGTGGTCGCGTTTGATCCTTCTCAGGGAATCTTCATGTATTTTATTTTCGGATGCCCAGTCGCGCTGTGTGCGCGGCTGGCGTTCTGGTCCTCTCAGTAGCCACTCTAGAAAGTCTTGCCATCGGTCAGGCATGACCTGTTGGCCGCTTTCGTCATCCCAATGCCAGCCTTGTCCACCACCGTTTTGCGGCACCTTTGTCTCCGTTCGTGTAAGCGCCCTTACCATAACATAGTGGTGTCCCATCCGGGCATCTGATAATCAGATATGAACTATCTGTAGAAACTGTGGGACAAACAGCCTTTCTTATAGGGGGGGAGGTGGTACTAAGTACCATCTCCCGGCCCTCAGCCGGGAGATGATACTAAGTACCTACTGAGTACCTTTATGCGCATACAGGCCGAAGGTATATCACAGAGCGCACTGGGAACGCTTATCTATACATAGATATAGATGGACCCCCCACCCCCCGAAGGG